GTTTACCTCGCGCACCTCTATTTTTGCAGCATTTTCCTATCCCCCGCGCCCGCCCTCGCCTCTATACGCGCGTTTACTCTCTCTCTCTCTCTCTCTTTAAGAAAGTAAGAGGTATTAAGGTAAATAGGGGTAACGCCCCATTGTGGCTGGCACCTTGAAGGCTCAAAGTTTATACCTCTTAGGGTGAACGAGGTAAATGATTTGCGGTTAACATCTGCTTAAAAAAGAGGCAAACTCTTGATTTACGACCGCCCCTATCGCCCTAATCCCGCACTGCACAAGGGTTCCAGCGATAGCAACCACTAACATGAAGTGACCACTAACCTGTGGATAACTTTTGTTATGTTGTACACATTGTAGTTGTTTGCCTATTTTTTAAGCAAAAGTTGCCTATTTTTTAAGCAGATGTTAAGTGTTACCTGTGGATAACCTGTGGATAAGTCTAACCCTATTACGCTGTAAGCCAAGCGTAGCAAGGGTCTCAAGGGGTCAGCTTACCTGTGGATAAGTTTATACCCGCCGCCCCCTGGTTAGCGTGAAGCCAAGCGGGGCGCGGGTCTCAGGGCGATTAGCGCGCGATCAATTGCAATAAATAACTCTGGGGCCACCCGCCCACCCCCACGGACGGGGTGCTTCAAATTTGCGCCCCGCGTCCCAAACTGCGCGTCAAGTAAAGGTTTAAACACATTGTGTATATGTCTACGCAGGGTGTATAGTGTAACTATCCGTCACCAGCGCAACATCTTTACAATCCCATCGCACAATCTTTACAATCTGTACCATCGGTTTACTTGACACCATCGTCACCAAAGCACATCATTGTGGTTATGAGCCTCTCAGCCCAACAATTGCTAATGCAAATCAGTGATGACCGCGCCTTAGGTGCAGCATTACTCTTTCCGCATCGACACCGCCAAGCCTCGCCTGACTTCCACTACAAAGTCATGGATATGTGGCGTTCAGCCGATCAATTCGTCAGTATTGAAGCGTTCCGTCAAGGTGCTAAAACAACCATCTCTGAGGAGTTTTTATTGCTCGAAGGGTTATTTGTTAACTTTAAATACTGCTTAATCTTCGGTGAGACGTACACAAAGGCTTGTCAGCGTATCGAGGCGATGAAGCATGAGCTGAATACCAATATGCGGATTTATGAGCTATTCGGTAAGATGAAAGGTGATAAGTGGTCCGAGAATAAAATCATTCTAAGCAACGGTGTGGCTATCGAAGCGCACGGCTGGGACGAGGAAATTCGCGGTTACTTGCATCAAGCTAATCGTCCTGATCGCGCTTACCTAGATGACATCGAGACTGAGGAGCGCGTGCGTAATTCAGACGAGGTTGATAAGAATTGGAAAAAACTCCACAAGCAATTGATGCCAGCAATGGACAAAGAGTTTGGCAAAATACGGATGACTGGTACGCCACTCGCTGACGACTGCATGATCCGTCGCGCTGCTAACTCACCGCACTGGACGCACGGACATTTCCCAATCTGTGACCGAGATATAGATGACCCTCAAGCACAATCGTTGTGGGATACGCGCTATCCGATGGAGTGGATACGCAACTTGCGCGATCAGATGTCATCCGAGGGGATGCTTCGAGAGTTTATGCAGGAGTATATGCTGGTACCAACTGGCGCTCAGGGTAAGCCGTTCGATGAAACGATGCTACGCTTCCAAGATGTCGCGCCAACTATGTATGCGCCTAAGATCGTTATCATGGACCCAGCCCGTACCGTTGAGGTTAAGAAGTCTGACCAAACAGGTCACGTCACTGTGTCGCGTGTCGGCACCCGCATTTACGTCCACCAATCAGGTGGCGAGTATTGGCAACCTGACGAGATTATCAATGGGGCGTTCGCCATGAGCAAACGTCACGACGATGCCGAAGTAGCGATTGAAAAGAACTCACTTGATGACTGGCTACTCCAACCGATGCGAGCTGAGATGCTCAAGACAGGTAAGTCATTGAAATTACGTACACTTAATGCCCCACAAGACCGAGATAAAGCCGCTTTCATTATGGGCTTGCGTCCGTTCTTTTTAGCGGGGGACATCATTCTCGTTGGTGGCCGTGCAGCGCACCAGCAACTCGTCAGTCAAATCGTCAACTTCCCTTCAGGCAAACGCGACGTGCTTAATGCCCTAGCGTATGCCTTAAAAGTGTTCAGCGGTGTGCCAATCTACGGTGACTTCGGTGAGGCAAACCTTACCCAGCTAACCGAGGTGTCACGCAATACCCAGCTCTTGCTCGGTGTGAACGCCACATCAACTGAGACAACTGGCGTGCTTTGCGCCCTTGATGGCCAACACTTAACCGTCATTGCCGACTGGGTAAGCCCACTGATGCCAAACGACGCTATCCCTGACATCGCATTACTACTGCGCGCCATGTACCCAACCAAAAAAGTGACCGCATGGGTCCCCGCTGATGTGTTCGACCAGGTGGGGCGCAATCCGCTAGTCACAGCATTACGTGCCGCTAAAATCCCAGTCAATCGGGCTGAGAACGCAGTCATGGCAAGGGGTTCGTTGTCACCAATGATACGCACTGAGAAAACTAACAAGCGACTATTGCGTGTCGATGACAATGCGCGTAATGTCATGCAAGCGATGGCACAAGGATACAACTGGGCATTGAAGCCAAATGGCGATAGATCGGGTGAACCTGAGCGCGGTACGGCAAGAACTTTGATTGAATCATTAGAGTGCTTGACATTCGCAATTAACAAGGTCAATAATGATACAATCCAATATAAAACTAACGCGACTAATGCGTTAGGTACACCCTACATATCAGCATTATCGAGGTAATGATGGCAAAACAGTCCGACAAAAAGCCTAAAGAAGCCATTGAGAATTGGGCTGAAAAAATCGAGTCCGATATTTATCAAGATTGTGCGGGCAAATATGCTGATATTGAAAAAGCTTTTAAAAATCGTGAAGAAGCTGACGAGGCAATTCAGGAGTATTGGCATATCTATAATGCTGACCCTGATGATAACCAAGCCTACCAAGGTAATTCAAAGTGTTATGTTCCTGTGGTTCGTGATGCTATCACTGCCCGAGCTAAACGATCTCTTAAACAGTTATTCCCGAATAAATATCAACACGTGGACGCCGTAGGTACGGACAGTCAAAAGCCTATGGCTCAGCTCTCATTGCTTGAGCACTACATTCGTTCTACCAAACTCAAATCCGTTGTACGTTCAATGCTGGTCGCAGGTGATGTGACTGGCCAATGGAATTTGTATGTGGACTGGATGCGCGATGTGCGCTCAGTCACAAACATGATCCGTAAAAATCCAGTGATGGAAACGGCTGAAGGTCAGCAAGTAGAATTGCTAGACCAAGACGACGAGATTGAAGAATTTAGAAATGATGAAGTGGTTGAAGAAGGTCCGATCATTACGGACTTCGCAACTGAGGATATGATCGTTATCCCACCAACCGTCAACAACATTGAAAAAGCTGACATCACTGCAATCAAACTTCGCATGAGTAAAGCGCAAGTTAAAAAGATGGTCGACGATGGCATCTTTATCTTGCCTGAAGATAGCGAGATTGGTGAGTGGGTTAGCAGTCACAAAGGCCGTGAGAAGCGCGTACCTGAGAAAAAACGTACAAGCGACGCTGGCATTAAAACAGAAGGCACGCTTAAGTACGCATTGATCTACGAAGCGCACATGATGCTTGAGTTTGAAGAAGGTCAAAAGTCATTAGCGTATGTTTACTACGCTGGTGAGAATGATGTGGTCGGCATTATCAAAGCGCCACAATGGAATCAAAAACGTCCAATTATTTCAGCGCCAGTCGAACGTATTAGCGGTTCATTCAACGGCATTTCTAAGGTTGAAGCTGTGAAATGGTTGCAATGGAATCTCAATGACTTCTTTAACATGGGTCAAGACTCCGCAATGTATTCATTGCTACCAATCGTAATGACTGATCCTGAAAAGAACCCTAACTACGCCATGATGGTATTTGGTTTAGCGGCAGTGTGGCCAGTTGATCCTAACTCAACGCACTTCCAAAACTTCCCACAACTGTGGAAAGACTCTATCCAAATGTGTCAATCAATCAAATCTCAAATCCATGAGTCATTGGATGTAAACGAGATGATGATGGGTAAGACTGGTAGTGGCCGTAAAAACAATGCAGCCGTTGGTGCTCAGATGCAAGAGTCGTCAGTATCCATTGTCGACCACGCTGAACGCTTTGAGGAGGAAATTCTCAATCCGTTGATGGAGCGTTTCTTTGAGTACGACTGCCAATTCCGAGATAAAGAATTGACCGTGATCTCAATGGGTGAGATTGGTGTTGAAGCGCAAATGCAACAAATCCCAATTCAACAATGGGGCCAACGCTACTTCTTCCAATGGACTGGCACCGACTTTGTGATGAACATGCAACGTATGCAACAACAAATTGCTACGATGAACGTGTTGCGAGGCATCCCACCACAACAATTGAATGGTCGCAAACTAGACATTACGCCAGTGCTTGAAATACTGGTACAAAACGTATTTGGTAACGAACTTAGCAATCGCATCTTAATTGATGAGCGCAATAAGTTTACTGTAAGCCCTGAGATCGAAGATGAAATGATGGTCAACTTTATCGCAGTGGACACCCATGATGCCGATGACGATGTAGAGCACTTGCAAAAACATCAATTGGCAGCTCAAATATCAGGCGACCCAAGCGGTATATTCCGTGGCCACATACAGAAGCACATGGAACAATTACAACGTAAACGTCAGATGGCGATGGCTGCTCAACAACCTCAAGGTATGCCAGGTATTCCTGGCGGTGCTGGACCAGGTGTTGCGGGTACTCCACGTATGGGTGCTCAACCACAGCAACCTCGCCCTGGCCAAAACCCACCTGGTGCGATCCCACAAGACAATATGATCGGTGCGCCAGCTAGGTAACTTGAGAGCTTAAATTATGACTGCCCCAATTGAATATAATGTCCCGATAACGCCTGATACCGCAGTTAAGATGGCGTTGAGCATGACAACGCAAACGCTTTACTACGTAGACAACAACGGTAATGTTCAGATTTTAGCAAGTGTGGCCGCCAATGGTGGTAACTTTACTAACGTCAACATCACTGGCGGTACTATTCAAGGTGTTGCTTTAACCATTGATAGTTTAGACTCAACCCCAATTGGTGCAAATACTCCATCAACTGGTCGGTTTACTACGCTTACTAGCACAGGTTTAGCAAGCTTTAATAGCTTGTCTACAGCTAATGCTACTATCACTGGCGGTTCAATCACTGGCGTGTCACTTACCCTCGATAGCTTAGACAATACACCTATCGGTGCAGCAACACCGTCCACTGGGAAATTCACAACATTACAAGCAAGCGGTGTGATCACCAGCACACTCGCTACAGGCACAGCCCCATTTAGTATTACCAGTACAACAGTTGTCCCAAATTTGAACGTGTCACAATTGTTGGGTAATACTTGGGCTGTACCAGGCACAATCGGTAGTACGACACCTAATAGCGGTGCGTTTACCAC